GTATGATTGGGCAAAGAACAACCTCAACAAATCCACTTGCAAGACTTAATAATTTAGGAAATAGGGTTCTAAGTAAACCATTTAGAGAAGTTAATAAATTTAATATGGGATTTGCAACTGGTAAAGATTCTACTCCACAAGAAAAACCTTCAGCATCACCGGAACAAAAACCAAGAGTTTCAAATATTCCTACAGGAACAAAAAATTCACCATATAACCAAAAGAATTTGGGTGGAGACCAGTTTAAAGCATATAAAGCTGGTGGTGGTGATGCAGCAATGGCTAAAGGAAGTGGAACTGCTGCTGAGATAATCGCAAAAGGAAGGAAAGCTTTAACCCCATCAGGTTCTGGTTCCGGTGGTTCTGGTTCCGGTGGTTCTGGTTCCGGTGGTTCTGGTTCCGGTGGTGGAAACCCTCCTGCTCCTGCTCCACAAAGACCCGCTGCTGCAGCACCTGCAAGACCTGCTGCAGCAAAACCAGCAAAACCAGCAGGGTCTGCAATGGACCAGTGGGCATCAACACCAGCAAATAAACGTCTTGCCGCTGCCGCTGCAGAAAAGGCAAGAATTCGTGGAACTCAACAGACTGATAATCCTTTAATGAAGGATATGAGGTCCAGACTTCCTATGAACTCTCCTTCAGTTCAATCTCCTGCAGTTTCTAACCTTGGTAAAGGTAATCAGTCCTTATCACAAAATCCAAATGCTTTTAAGGCAGCAACTCCATCTAAAGCAATTGCTGCTGCTCCTAGCACCTCTGCTGCTGCCTCTGGAAGCGTTGTACCTGCCACTGCCGCAATTGCCTCAAGCCCTAAACCAACCCCTGTGGCACCCAGACAGACCGCTAGAGAGAAGGTTCTAAACCAGTCCTATGAGTATGATGCTTTTGATCTAGTCCTTGAGTATCTCATCGACAACGAGCACGTAGAGACCGTAGATGAGGCACTTTATGTGATGATGGAGATGGACTCCGAGACTATTCTGGGAATAGTTTCCGAGCAATCTAATACTCTTATTACACCGGAACAAAGAAGAGCAGACGAACTGAAATATGGTATAAAGAGAACTACTCCAGTGCCTCCTCCAGTGCCTCCTGCTAAACCTGGTGGAGCGAAAGTAAAACCAGGTTCAAAGATGCCTCTATAATAAATTCCTAATATAACTCAAAGCACCTCTTGACAAGGTGCTTTTTTATTGCTAGAATCGCTTTGCTAAGGATGAAGGATAAATAATAGCTCTTTAAGATTACTCTATGAGCTATGAGAACCCATGGAAGTTTAATGGGGAAATCTTTGAGTCTCAGCATATAGGAGATTATTTTGGATTTGTATATCTTATATCCTGTAAGATCACCGGTAGAAAATATATTGGACGTAAGTATCTTTGGCAGTTCAGAACACCAAAAGGAAAAAAGAGAAAAGTAAAGTCTGAATCAGATTGGAAAAATTATTATGGTTCTTGTCCTGAACTTAAGGAAGATATTACGAAATATGGTAAGGAATGTTTTGAAAGAAAAATAATATCATTACATAAAACCAAAGGTAAATGTAATTTTGAAGAAACACGACAACTGTTCCTAAATAATGTATTGACCGAATCGCTTGACACTGGAGTTCCTGCGTACTACAATAGCAATATACTCTCCAGATATTTTAGAAAGGATTATTTTGATGGAAACTTTGGAACAGACACTTCGGTCATCACATGATTGGGCAATTGAACGAATTCATTATTTGAGTGAGATGGATATTGATAATGCATATGCGATTCAATCGGAATTTAGTGAGTGGTTGAATCCTGATATTCCAGAGCATGATATTTTTTCATTAGAATACCTAGGAGATTAAAATGCGAATAGATCTTCATAACTTTTTTAAGCATTATGACGAAAATAACCCAAAGCATGTTGCAGCAGTAGAGCAACTTGAAGTGGATCTTGCGGACAAGAATCCTGATTTGATTGATGATACTTCAAACTGGGTTCGTATTTTCAGAACAAGACCAGTTTACGGAACAAAACCAGCAGATCCCGGTGTTCTTAATGTTCCTTACTACCCACAAACAGATAATTACAGAGATGCTCAAAGAACCTGTAATTCATCTGCTTGTGCGATGTGTTTAGAATACTTTAAACCAGGGACTCTTCAGGGAACAAAGGGTGATGACTCTTATATTCAAAAAGTATTTGCAATTGGTGACACAACTGACCATACTGTTCAGACAAAAGTTCTGGAAGGTTATGGAGTTAAGTCACACTTTAGTTACAATCTTTCTTTTGCTGATCTTGATCGTGAGCTTGCTGCTGGGAGACCCGTTGTTATCGGGATCTATCACAGGGGCACTCTATCTGCTCCTTCTGGTGGGCACATGGTTGTAGTGATTGGTAAGAAGGGTGAAGATTATGTGGTAAATGATCCTTATGGTTCTCTGAATGATGGATATACTGGCCCCGTAACAAATGGCAAAGGTGCTGTTTACAAAAAGTCTGATCTGATGTACCGTTGGTTGGAGAAAGGAAAAGATAAGACTGGATGGGGAAGGATCTTTAATGTAAAAAAGTAGAAAGTTCTATTCTGAAAGAAGGAATAGAACTAATCAAAGAATTTGAAAAATGTAAATTAGTAGCATATCCAGATCCTTATACTAAAGGAAAACCTTATACTATAGGATGGGGAAGCACTCGTAAGAAGGATGGAAGTCCCTTTAAGTTAGGAGAAAAGATTACTCAGAAAGAAGCAGATGAATTGTTTGATTGGCAGATACAAAATGAATTTCTTTCAACACTGAAAAAAATACCTTATTGGAGTGAGATGAATGATTATCAGCGCGGTGCTTTATTGTCTTTTGCTTATAACCTTGGTGCTGATTTTTACGGGCATTCCAATTTTAATACCATAACTAGAGTTCTTAAGAATAAAGAATGGGGTAAAGTTCCTGCTGCTCTTGAACTTTACAGAAATCCTGGAAGTGATGTAGAAGCAGGATTATTGAGAAGAAGAATTGCTGAAGGAAAACTTTGGAGAAAATTATAAGACGTAAGGATATGCAATACCCTCATTTAACATTCTTTCATTTTTTTTCTTGGTTATGAATCCACGTTTTTAACTCTTGCAAATATTGCCTAAGTTGATCTGCTTTCTCTAGATGCCAAATATCACCACTTCTGAAATATTCTTGAGTATGATTATCTATTGCTTTTAGGGTATTGTGAATGGGTGCATTCCAAGGTTCCCTAATTGGAGTATTCCACTCTCTTGGCATAATACCTCACTTTTTCTTACCACCGTTCTTTGCTTTTTTGGCAGTCGCATTACCCTGATTTTGTTTGGATTGCTTGCCACCAGCAGAACCTTTTTTACCCTTATTTGGTGACTTAGACATTGATTTATGTGTATGACATATTATTTATTATTTGATTGTGCCACTTTACAAATTGACACACTTGACAGATCCTAAATAATCACTTATTATGTAAAAATCTCAAAAGGGATCCCTGTTATGAGCAGGGTTTTTTTATAATGAGTCATTGACGTGACACCTAGAGCCGTGGAAAGTGCCCTCCGAGAGGTTGGGTGTACCCCCTTTCTAAACGGATGCCGAATTCAATTAAAATTAATGCTTAAAAACCTAACAAATGTAACCGTAGCTCTTTTAGGTGCGGTTGCAACATCAGCGGCAACACTGCCAGCACCGAGTATGGCAACATCTTCAGTACAAGCACCATTTGCAATTATTCCTGAAGGTCCTACTCAAGAGACAGAGACCAAAGAGGTTGTTCCCGAAAAACCTAAAGTAAAACGATTAGTTTGTAAAGGATGTAATACCAATGAGTCCCGTACTCTGGAATTCTTACAGAAACGAGGAATCACTGACAAAAACGCCCTAGCAACCATTATGGGCAATATCCGACAAGAATCTACCTTCACTCCTAATATTTGTGAAGGTGGTGCTAGAGTATCTTATCATCATTGTACAAGTGGTGGTTATGGTTTGATTCAATTTACCAATGCTCCAAGATTTTATGGTCTTGGTAAGTTTGCTGCTCGTATTGGTGGAGACCCTTCAACACTTGATACTCAATTGCAATATATGATGTATGAAGGTGATTGGAAGATGATTGAGAATCAAATGAAAACTCCTGGTAAGTCTATTAATGATTATATGAGACTTGCTAAAAAATGGATACGTTGGGGGCATCATGGTGCCAGAACTGACTTTGCTTAT